TTCCGGGATATGCTGATATTTGGAATGACCGATTTTTGAAAAAATATGCGACGGCCCTGTTGAAAAAGCAATGGGGTACGAATCTCAAAAAGTTCAGTGGCATACAAATGCCTGGTGGCGTAATGCTCAATGGACAACAGATTTATGACGAAGCTGTAACCGAGATTAAAGACCTAGAAGAATCTATGCACCAGATGAATGTGTTGCCTGGAGATATGTTTCTAGGTTAATATGTCAATTAATCCATATTTTAATTTTTTCCCAAATGATCATGTCACCAACGAGCAACTGCTTGTTGAGGATTTGGTCATTGAGACACTGGGCATTCATGGCATGTCCGTGTATTATTTGCCTCGCACGGGTCGTAGCAACACCACCCTTGGAATAGATACTCTTTACGGCGAAGATCCCACTAAGCAATATACCAGTGCCCATGCGATAGAGATGTATTTAGAGAACACTACCGCCATGGAGGGTGAGGGGGACTTTATCTCCAAGTTTGGTTTGGAAATTCGTGATGAAATGAGTCTGTTAGTTTCGCGTCGTCGATTCAAAACAAATGTACCAAATATGACTCGCCCGCGCGAGGGTGATCTGGTATATGTACCCCTAATACAAAACTTTTTTGAAATCACTCATGTCGAACACGAAAATAATCAAGCCATGATGTATACCCTGGGGCGTGGACGTGGTGGAAATGTCTATGTTTATAGTTTACGTCTGAAACAGTTTGTCTTCTCAGATGAAATTATTGCAACAGGGATTGATGAAATCGACAATCAGATTCTTGATCAGTATCGTGGGACCAATTTCGTGGTTGCTGTTGGTGGATCAGGGACTTTTGATTCCAGCAATACCGAAATCATTTATCAAGGTGCGAATCTCGCATCCGCAACTGTGCAAGCAATTGTACGCAATTGGACTCCAGGCACTCGCACGATTGATGCTATTCGTGTTCGGGGAACGTTTACCTCTAATGTCTTGATTCGTGGTGCAAGTAGTAATGCTGCCTGGACGTTAACCTCAACAGACACGAATACGCCGTTGGAACTCGCCACTGAAGACGTCATTGATAATAAACTCATTCAGCAAGAAGCGGACAGTATCATTGACTTCTCGGAGACGAATCCGTTTAGTGAAGGTTCATTCTGATGTTTACACACTTCTACCATCGACTCATACGCAAATACGTCGTCATTTTTGGAACACTTTTTAATGGACTCTATCTAACACGTTATACGCAAGATCGTACACAAAAAGAAACATTTAAGGTGCCGCTGGCGTATGGTCCCAAAGAAAGATGGTTGACGCGAATTCAATCAGACCCCACCTTGACGAAATCGGTTATGGTCACTGTGCCGCGATTATCGTTTGAGATTGATCGCATCACCTATGACCCCGAACGAAAACAACAGAATACATTGAAACTTCAAGGCCCAACTGCGGGAAACACTTCACTAAAAAGTCTCTATACTGGTGCTCCCTACAATATTGATTTTTCATTGAATCTCTATGCGCGCAATATTGAAGATGGTACTCAAATCGCAGAACAAATTTTGCCCTATTTTCAGCCTGACTTTATCGTGAGTGCCACGTTAATACCCGACATGGAGTTAAAACGAGATATTCCTATTCTGCTTACTGGTGTGAATCAAACGATTGAGTATGAAGGTCCAGCAATTGCTGGTAGCACTCGATTGATTATTTGGCAATTTAACTTTACACTAAAGGGATACTTCTTTGGACCTTCGGCAAATACGAATATCACTATAGGGAATATTGCAAATAGCGGCAATACGGGTGGCACGATTACCAATTTCTATCATGACACTTTGAATCGTCAATTACAAACAGTCTATGTTACGCATATCAGTAATCAAGATTTCCTTGAAGGAGAGACAGTGCGATCTCATCGACACACTACGTCGAATGTTCACTCGCACGCCACTTCTGTTGATTCTACTGCTGCATTGGGAACAGTACTGGCGTGGAAACGCACACTAAAAAAACTTTTGATTGTTGGTGCGAGTTCTACTGACGTTTTTAATGTTCATGATGTCATTATTGGTGATACCTCACATGCCAGTGTCACAGTAACCAAAACAGAAACAAGCGCATTAAAAATTGCAATTATTGAGATACAACAAAAACCCTTGTCAGCCAATGTAAGCAGTGACTTTGGTTATTCTGAACAATTAACTGAATTTCCTAATACACTATGACGGATGACACTTTAGTGGAAATTTTAGACAGAACAGCTCTGTCGCCTGTTCTACCATCAGTTACGGTGTCAGCGCCTGTGGCCACTGATGGCACCCAGACGAATGATGCAACATATGCGCGTGAGAATATTCGCGCATTGATTGATGCCGGCATTCCTACGCTTCAGAATCTCATTCGAATCGCGAATGATTCGCAGCATCCTCGCGCTTATGAAGTGGCAACTCAATTAATGAAAACCATGTCTGATTTGAATAAAGATTTGATGGAGATTCATAAGAAAGAACTGGAACTCTCAGAGAAAACTGCATCCACAGAGAATGCACCTATTCACGTGAAAAACGCGGTGTTTGTGGGAACTACGAAAGAACTGCGGAACCATCTCAAATCATGAACGAATCGTATTTGAATAATCCCAATTTGAAATGCGTGGGAGTTCCTGTTGCTTTTACACAAGAACAGATCGAGGAATACCAACGATGTGCGACGGATTGTGAATACTTTATTAGCACATATGTCAAAATTATTCATGTGGATCGTGGGCTCATTGCCTTTAATTTGTTTGAATTTCAAAAACACATCATTGACTCGTTTGTGAAAGAGAATAAAGTGATTGTGCGGCTTCCTCGTCAGATGGGGAAAACCACCACCACTGCAGCGTTCTTTCTGTGGTATATTTTGTTTCATGATAATAAGGTCTGTGCCATTTTAGCAAATAAGGCTGTAATCGCACGAGAAATTCTGTCGCGTATCAAATTGTCTTATGAACATTTGCCGCTTTGGCTTCAACAGGGCGTTATCGAATGGAATAAGGGTTCAATTGCTTTAGAGAACGGATCACGAGTCTTAGCGGCCGCAACCAGTTCATCTGGTATTCGTGGATATTCATTGAGTTTGGTGTTTTTAGACGAATTCGCGCATGTTCACAATAATATCGCTGATGAGTTTTTCACTTCAATATTCCCCACAATTTCGTCTGGTAAAGAAACTAAGATTCTCATCGCGTCTACTCCCAATGGGCTAAATCACTTTTATAAGTTTTGGATAGATGCAGAAGAAAAGCGAAATGGATTTCAGTCACTCTCTTTCCCATGGCAATCACATCCAGAACGGGATCATGATTGGATGGAGAAACAACTGCAAGTTTTGGGAGATGTGAAATTTAGACAGGAAGTGTTGTGTGACTTCTTGGGCTCATCAGATACACTGATCGCTGGATCGGTATTATCTAAGCTCGTTTATCATGTTCCGTTACGCAAAGAACAACACTTAGATATCTATGAAGATCCGATTGAGGGACACACTTATATCATTACGTGTGATGTGTCTCATGGATTAGATCAAGATGCGTCTGCATTTAGCGTGTTTGATATCACTTCGATGCCGTATCGTCAGGTTGCCAAGTATCAAAATGCTACAATTCCTCCACTGTTACTACCAACGATTATTTCTACCGTGGGGACGAACTATAATCGAGCGTTTATTTTAATCGAATTGAATGATGTGGGATCTCAAGTGGCGGAATCACTTCATCATGATTTGGAATATGAAAATCTCTTTCGAACAGAAGGATTTCAACAACGCGGTGTCAAAGTCTCTGCAGGATTCAAACGACGTGTACTAATGGGATTACGTATGACTGAATCCGTCAAACGAATTGGGTGTTCTAACCTCAAAACTCTCATTGAACGAGAAAAACTCATTATTCATGATTTTGAGACTATTTCCGAACTATCTACGTTTACCCAACAAGGTAATACCTATAGAGCGGATGAGGGATATCATGACGATATTGTGATGACTTTAGTATTATTTGGATGGCTGGCTTCACAGAAATATTTTCGAGATACTAATAATACCGACATCCGAAGAACGCTGGAAAGCGAAAATGAGAACACAGACTGGCTATCATTTGGATTTCTTGGTTATGAGGAGCATGTCGAGAACGAACCGATGGTTATTGATGAAGATTTGTGGATTCCAATTGGTAAAACTGTTCAAGATGTATTAGAAGACAAATTTAGTAATTTATAAATATGATATAGCGACTTAGGCACAATTTTTGACGTATTATCACGATTTTGCATAACACAAGGAGTCTCTTATGGGATTTATGTTATCACCAGGCGTAACGGTTTCTGAAATCGATTTATCAACCGTCATTCCTGCTGTTGCCACGACTGGTGGCGCATTAGCAGGTAATTTTCATTGGGGTCCTATCGGAGAGCGTGTTCTTATAGATTCCGAAATTCGTCTTGTTGAACGGTTTGGTGAACCTGATGCTAATACATACCAGTATTTCTTTACTGCTGCAAACTTTCTCGCATATGGCAATAATCTTCGAGTGGTTCGGGCTGCCAACACTGCGACTAGGAATGCGACAGCCAATTCCGCAGCTGCAGTACTCATTAAAACTCAAGATCTCTATGAATCTGATTATTACGATGGATCGGGAACGTTTGGAATGTGGGCGGCTCGGTATGGTGGCAGTCTTGGAAACAATATTAAAGTTTCCATTTGCCCGTCAGCGAATGCCTTTTCGTCCAATCTAACGGCGCAGATTAGTTCCACAGCAAACGCAGCTAGTGTGGGCGATACTACCATTAACGTCACGGTCAATCCAACCAACTATCTCTCCGTCAATGACTTGGTCAAACTCGGAACCAATGACTATATCAAAGTCAGCGCGGTGAACTCTGGTAATATCGTATTGTCTGGTGCATTGACTGTTGCGATTACTGCTAACACCGCACTTCTGCGGAAATGGCAGTATGCAGATGAGTTTGATCGCGCACCTGGAACATCTGCGTACGCAACTAACTTAGGTGGGTCCATTGATGAAGCCCATATCATCGTCATTGATGAAGATGGTGGAATCTCTGGTGTTCCTGAGACTGTTATTGAGAAATATCCATTTGTTTCCAAAGGCTCTGACGTTAAGGATGAAAGTGGCACGTCGATTTATTATCCAGAAGTCATCTTCAGAAAATCTAAGTGGATCTATTGGGGCGATCATGACACAGCTGGCACCAATTGGGGCACCACTGTGGTTGGTAAAACATTTACTAATGTCTACAAGCCTAATTATGCGTCATTGGGTGGCGGTGTCGATGCGGCACCATCAAATGCTGATTTGATTACCTCATATGATCTGTTTGCCAATGCAGATGTTGTGGATATTTCGTTAGTTCTAGGAGGTCCTGCGAATCAGACAATTGCTACACATCTGATTTCTAACATTGTTGAAACACGTAAGGATTGCGTAGCATTCTTCTCGCCACTCTATGCTGATGTGGTGGACAATGCGGGGGGTGAGGTAGATGATGTGGTTGCTTATCGTAATCTGTTAGCATCTACTTCCTATGCCTTTTTAGATTCTGCTTGGAAGTATCAATATGATAAGTATAACGATGTCTATCGTTGGGTTCCAGTTTGCGGTGATACCGCAGGGTTATGTGTCAGAACTGACAATACTCGCGAACCGTGGTTTTCACCAGCGGGATTCAATCGTGGTTCTATTAAGAACGTTATTAAGTTATCTTGGACACCATCACAAACTGAACGAGATGAACTCTATAAAAATGGCATCAATCCAGTAACTACATTCCCAGGTGAGGGATCAATTCTATATGGCGATAAGACTCTGCAGAGTAAACCGAGTGCATTTGATCGAATCAATGTGCGTCGGTTGTTTATTGTGTTAGAGAAAGCCATCGCTCGTGCAGCTAAGTATTCACTGTTCGAGTTTAATGATGAATTTACTCGCGCACAGTTCGTCTCATTGGTGGAACCTTTCCTCCGTGACGTTCAAGGTCGTCGTGGTATCTTTGATTTCCGTGTTGTCTGTGATACCAGCAACAATACACCAGAAGTCATTGATCGTAACGAATTTATTGGTGACATTTATATTAAACCTGCTCGCAGCATCAACTTCATTAAGTTGAACTTTGTTGCCGTGAGAACTGGTGTGGCGTTTGACGAAGTGGTTGGAAAGTTTTAAAGATTCCACTAAATACTGATACGAATTAAGGAGAACCTATATGCCATTTAATGTTGCTACTTTTAGATCAAAATTCGCTAAGGATGGTGCACGTCCCAACTTGTTTCAAGTGGAAATGCAGTTTCCAACAATCTTCGGAGTCGCTGGCGACTCTGGAGAAAAGTTGACATTTATGTGTAAGACTGCTGCATTGCCTGGATCTACTATCGGTATTGTAAATTTACAGTATTTTGGTCGTGAAGTCAAATTAGCAGGGAACCGCACCTTTGCTGATTGGACAATTACGATTCTGAACGATGAAGATTTTATTGTTCGGAAAGCGTTTGAAAAATGGATGGGAGGAATCAATACCCATTCAACCAATCTTCGCTTGTCTGGTGCTGTTGGATCAGCTGCTTACACTGCTAGTCCAATTGTTACGCAATATGGCAAGACTGGTGATGTTATTAAAACTTACCAAATGATCGGTGCATTTCCCACAGATCTCGCACAGATTGATTTGGACTGGGGTTCCAACGACACGGTGGAAGAATACACAGTAACTCTGTCGTATCAGTACTGGCAGACACTGGGTGAAAATTCACCGTTGACAGTCTAGTTATGATGACAGCGCGGGGGAGTTCGCTCCCCCGCTTTATTATTATTTTGTGATGGAGTAATTACCCCATGCCAATTTCGTTATTCGGATTCACTCTCGGCAAAAAAGAATCAGTTCAAGTTCAACCAGACGACAAACCCGCGCTGGTTCTCCCTCAATCCGCTATTGAAGACGGCGCAGTCACTATTACGCAGGGTGCGTATTATGGCACCTATGTAGATTTAGAAGGATCAGTCCGCAACGAACTTGAATTGGTGACGCGGTATCGCGAAATGTCGCTTCATCCAGAATGCTCCATGGCGATTGATGATATTATCACTGAATCAATCTCACAAGATACAGACAATCAAATCGTCAAAATCAATCTCGAACAACTCAAACAACCAGATACCATCAAAAAGAAAATCGAAGCAGAATTTGAAGAAATTCTTCATCTGCTAAATTTCAAGAATATTGCCGAAGAATTGTTTCGTCGCTGGTATGTGGATGGACGAGTCTACTTTCATGTGATGGTGAATGAGGACAATCCCAAGCTGGGCATTCAAGAGTTACGATTTATTGATCCACGAAAGATTCGAAAAGTTCGTGAAATATTGAAACAACGAGATTCGTCAACTGGGGTAGATACAATTGCTGCGGTGTCTGAATACTATGTGTTCAATGAACGTGGGATGACTGCGCAGACTTATACCGCATCAACAAGTCAAGGCATTCGTATTGCTACTGATTCTATTGTCTATGTTCCGTCAGGCATGTTAGATGCCAAATCGGTCATGGTGATTTCACATCTCCATAAAGCCATCAAGCCACTAAATCAGTTGCGCATGATTGAAGATGCGGTGGTCATTTATCGGTTGTCTCGTGCACCAGAACGCCGAATTTTCTATATTGATGTTGGCAATCTTCCCAAACTCAAAGCGGAACAATACGTCCATGATATTATGGTCAAATACCGCAACAAATTGGTATATGATGCCAGCACAGGAGAAATTCGGGATGAACGAAAACATCTGAGTATGCTGGAAGATTTTTGGTTGCCCAGGCGCGAGGGATCTAAAGGCACAGAAATCACTACGCTGCCAGCTGGGCAAAATCTTGGGCAGTTGGAAGATGTTATTTATTTCCGCAAAAAGCTCTATCAATCTCTCAATGTGCCAATGACTCGTTTAGATGATCAAACGGGTGGTGGATTGGCTGGATTGGGTCGGGCGGCAGAAGTTACCCGCGATGAAATTAAATTCTTTAAGTTTATTCAACGACTTCGTCGAAAGTTTTCACAAATATTTGATGATGCCTTACGAGTACAATTGTCTCTCAAAGGCATTTGTTCTGTGGAGGAATGGGATCAAATCAAACAAGACATTACTTACGATTTCATGTCTGACAATCACTATTATGAATTACGTGAAGCTGATCTAACTCAGAATCGTGTCGCCCTGGCAGCTCAAATTGATCCTTTTGTTGGTAAATATTACTCTCAAGCCTGGGTGAAACGTCATGTTCTGCGAATGACTGAAGACGAAATGGCAGAGATGCAAGATGAGCTAGAACAGGAACAGAAACAAGAAATAACATCATCGGACCCTGCTATGGCACCAGTCGGAGAACTTCCTGCGCAACCCGTTGCGATGCAACCTCCCGCGATGCCAGAACCATTGCCGACAGCACCTGTAGCACCAAAATCCTTGACGCCAGATTTAGATGCAGCTGTGAGTGCAGCAAAGAAAAGATTATAAATAATATGAGGTGTTTATGTCTAATATTAACGATTTAATTCAGTCAGTGGCAACGGATAAATTGACAGATGCAACGGGTTCTGTACATGAGTTGCTGGGGCAACGTGTGTTGAACGCTTTGGATACACGTAAGCAAGAAATCGCGTCAGCGTTGTTTCAGCAAGAGGTTAAACCAACTGTTGAGCCAACTGGGGGGATATGAAATCTTTCGGTGATTTGAAACGACAACTGAACGAAGCCGTTTCACCCGAACAGCAACGGTTTGATATATTGGTGCGTGCAGGGTTGATGGATAAAACTCTGCTGCCCAAACTTCATCGTGTAATGGATAAGTTGCATCAAGAGAAACCGATGTCCATGCAAGAACGACAACTGGTGTTTGACTTGGTAAAACAATTAACACAGATTGTTAGTGGTAATATGGGCGTCTTTCAAAAAGTACGGCAAGCGGTAAGAGAAGAACAGATTCAGGAAATTGCTGATTCTGCTGATTCTCCTATTGCATTACTTAATAAAGAACCGCCGATGTTAATCATTCTTCGTCGAAAAGCAATTCGTATGTATCCGCATGATACTAAAGTAGCATTGTATTATAGTGACAAATTAAATCGATACTTTACGGTTCCTTTTCAAGATACGGAGTCGCCCAAATAAAATGAATCAATTGATTGCACAAATTATGACAGAGCGATTTCAAGACGCTCGTGCAACGATTGTAGAGCGATTAAATACGATTCGTGATATTGCATGTGTGCGAATGAAAACGATGATTGGAGATACATTAGGGGAATCGCACGAGACAACAGAACTATTGACGGAAGGTGATGTGTTACGTCGCGGACGAATTAATCTTATTCGTCGGCGCATTCGAAAAGGTAAACTGCAGCGTAACATTAAGCGATCTGCGATTAGAGGATTTACACTGAAACGAGGAAAACTGGTACGGATCCCAGCTGCAGCGCGAATACGAATGCGGTTAAAAGCACGTAAGGCAGCAATTAAACGTCGTGCAAAATTACAGCAAGCATTACGAAAACGAAAAATTAGTTTGCGGAAAAGAAAGGCAATGGGTATCCACTAATGAGACTGAAAATATTATCCAACGAAGTCACACTAAGTTCATCGGCAAACACCACTGTTAGTGGTGCTACCTTATTGCGATTGGTTAATACTCATGCCAGCACTCAACATGTTATTACGATTGCGGATGGTGCCGGCACCACAACTGGCAATGTGACCATTCTAGCAGCATCTGAAATGCTTTTAGAAAAAGATCGAACGGAAACAGTACAGGTTGATGCAGGAACGAATGTTAAAGCTGTTCCTGTCGCCTACAATCACTAAAGGTTATCCATGAAACTACTCAAAGAATTTTCAGGTTCCGACACAGAAGTTTTGGTGGAAAAGTCTGATACAGGCAATAAGAATTATTATATCAAGGGCGTCTTTATGCAAGCGGAAGCAAAAAACCGCAATGGACGAGTTTACCCTAAACAGATTCTAGAAAATGAATTAAATCGTTATCAGCAAACAATTAGTGAAAAACGATCATTGGGTGAACTAGGACATCCAGACACTCCCACCATCAATCTTGATAAAGTTTCTCATCTTATTACTGAGTTACACTTTGATGGGAATAATATCTACGGAAAAGCGAAAATTCTACCAACTCCAAATGGCGAAATTACGAAAAGTTTCATTAATGAAGGTATCAAGCTGGGCGTCTCGTCACGTGGAGTGGGATCCTTACAATCGATTGATGGAATCAATCGAGTACAGGAAGATTTCAAATTGTCCACCGTGGATATTGTTGCAGACCCCTCAGCCCCTGATGCTTGGGTGTCGGGTATTATGGAGGCGCGTGAATGGATTTATATTGATGGAAAGTTCATGGAACAACAGATTGAGCATGTTCAGAAAACAATCAAAAAGGCATCACGAAAAGACGTAGAACGAGTCGCTGCAGAACTGTTTGAGTCGTTTTTGAAAAACTTATAAATTATAAATAGTAATACCAACAGAGGAGATTCATATGTCGAAAAATTTAATGGAAGCTGCCGCAGATATTTTAAGTCGTAGTAAAGCCGCTGCACCCAGTGATCCCTTGGAAAAGGTAAAGGGTGAAGTTGAGGATTTGGGTGGGGTGACACCTACTGATCCTGTCCGTCGCGAAGGTGACGGATCAGCGAAAAATGTCAAGAAAGCTACTGCGCCTGGTAAACCTGCCTCTGTTGGAGCTATGCCAATGGAAAAGGTTAAGGGTGAAGTGGATGTCGTTAAAGAAAATAATCATGACGACGATCATGACGACGACGATCATGACGACGAAGAACATGATGACGAACATGACGACGACGAAAAGGATGAGAAGAAAAAGGAAGTGAATGAAGAAGACGAGAAGAACGGCAAGAACGGTAAGAACGGCAACGGCAAGGACAAGAACGAGGAAGAAGACGAAGACAAGAAGAAAGAGAAGGAAGAGAAGGAAGAAAAAGAAGCTATGAAGGAAGATGTAAAAGCTATTCTGTCTTCTGAAAAGAATCTATCTGAAAATTTCCGTTCTAAAATTGCCATGATTTATGAAACTCGTGTGAACGATAAGGTTCAGCATAAAGTTAAGAAGATTGAGGAAAAGTTGGAAGCCAAGTATGCGTCAGAGTTGACTGAAGCTGTTCAGCAGCTTGAAGCTCAGTTGGTAGAAAAGATCGATGGATTCCTCAATTATGCAGTAGAAGAATGGATGGAACAGAATCAAGTCGCTATTGAGAATGGAATCCGTTCGGAGTTAACAGAAGAGTTTATCGCTGGACTCCGCAATCTCTTTGCCGAGCATTATATTAATGTTCCGGAAGAGAAGATTGAATTGGTAAATGAACTGGTTGAAAAAGTAGAGTCATTGGAAACACAACTCAATGAAACCGTCGCACGGAACATTGAGATGAAGAAATCACTTCAAGAATCCAAGAAACAAGACATTATTAATAAAGTCTGTGAGGGTCTCACACGGACACAAACTGAAAAAATTCGGTCGCTCGTAGAGGGTGCCGAGTACACCACAGACGGTGAATTTCAGAAGACAGTTGAGACCATCCGTGATAACTATTTCCCAAAGACAACAAAAACAGCCTCAGCTGAAATGTTGTCTGAACAAGCAGATATTTCCGAACAGCCTGAAATCACTGATTCACGGATGCGGGCATATGTACAGGCTATTTCGAAGACTTTACCGAAGTAACATCAATAGTTTATTTTAACCAAGGAGTACCACATGTTTCTATCAGAGAATCTTGAGAAGAAGTGGAGCGGAGTTCTGGATCATCCAGATCTTCCCAAAATTAAGGATCCGTATCGCCGTGCGGTAACTGCTGTTATTCTGGAGAACCAGGAAACAGCGATTCGCAAGGAATCGCAGATCCTCAGCGAAGCGTCTCCTGCTAACGCCACTGGTGGTGGATTGACAGGTGGGGCTGCTGCTGGTGGTCCAATGGCAGGGTTTGATCCGATTCTCATTTCGTTGGTGCGTCGTTCGCTTCCGAACCTCATTGCCTACGATGTGTGTGGTGTTCAGCCAATGTCGGGTCCAACTGGACTCATCTTCGCGATGCGGTCCACGTATACGACAGCTAACGTGACAGCCGGTGCAACAGAAGCCTTCTACAACGAAGCGGATACTGATTTCGGTGGCACAGGAACACATGCCGACATTGCTCTCGCATCTAATACTTCGACGGGCAATGGAAACGTGTTCGCGACATCCGTGACGACAGGCACTGGTCTGACAACATCAGCGGGTGAAGCATTGGGGACTTCTACATCTCCTGCTGGTGCTGCATTTGGTGAAATGGCATTCTCCATCGAGAAAGTCACTGTCACCGCCAAGACTCGCGCACTCAAGGCTGAGTACACGATGGAATTGGCTCAGGATCTGAAAGCAGTGCATGGTCTGGATGCAGAGAG